AGGATTTTCTTGAGGGGGGGGGGGCTATGAATGATTTTTGGAGTAGTGTAACTGATATTCCTGATAAGATTGATATATTTGTGGGGAACATAAGCCAGCCTCTTATAGTTCATTTTAAGTCTGGGTATACATTATCAGGGGCTTACTATTCTCATGATACTAATGAGTTTATGTGGATGGGGCAAGTGATAAATGATGATTGGATTGATTTCTGGAAGTATGATTATAGTGCTCTTGTGAGCTATGTTGAAATACCCGGAAAGAGATAAAAGATGTTGTGAGTGAGGAGCTGTAACAGGCTCCTCATTTTTTATTTCTGGCTTTGCCTAAATCGTTTTTTTTTGTCGTTATCACTGATCACAAAACAAGATCAGGAGGTAACGGTAATGAAAGTAGATATCAGGCAAACAGAGAAAAAGTATGATGTGATTTATGCTGATCCTCCGTGGAGATACCAGCAAGCCGGGGCAAGAGGTACAGCGGTATCTCATTATGAGGTAATGAGTACAGAGGATATCTGTGAGCTCCCGGTGAGGGATATCTGTACAGAGAGGGCTATGTGTTTCATGTGGGCTACATTTCCTAATATCACAGAGGCTATCAAGGTGCTGGAGGCGTGGGGCTTTGAGTATAAAACAGCGGCTTTTGTGTGGGTGAAAAGGAATAAAAAGAGCTCCTCTTATTTCTGGGGAATGGGGGCATATACACGGGCTAATGCTGAGGTGTGCCTCTTAGGTATCAGCAAGGAAACCAGAGCCTCAGAGATGGTAAAGAGGCATGATATTCACCAGATCATAGATACAGCGGTAGAAAGGCATAGCAAAAAGCCGGGGGTAACAAGGCGGCTGATTGTGGATCTCTTAGGAGCTGAGGATCTCAATAAGATAGAGCTCTTTGCAAGGGATACAGCCTCAGGCTGGGATTGCTGGGGAAATGAGGTATAGCTTGCCTAAATCCTGATCCTCTTTTCCGTTATTACTGAGTAAGAATAGAAAAAGGAGGTAACAGGAGTATGGGCTTAAAAAATCTGATAGCTGTAGCTCAGGGGAAAAGTGCTGAGAATGTATCCTTTGAGGCGGCTTTCCTGAAAGAGTATGAGGAGGCTGTAGTGAAATATGAGGAGGAGCATTTACAGCCAGTACCTACAGAGTTTTACCGTCCCTCCTCAATGTATGGTTGTGAGAGGATGCTGTATTTCCAGAGATCCGGGGCTGAGAGAGATCCTGAGGATAGCAAGGATACTAAAATCATGGAGATATGCCACTCAGGGACAGATAGACATACAAGGATACAGCATTTAGTAGCCAGTATGCCGGGAGTAAAAACTCTGGATCTTGAGGAGGCTGTAAAAGAGGCTCAGGCAAAAGGAATAAATACAGAGTTTGTAGGATGGAACCATGATCACACTGAGGGCAGATGCCTTAACCGGGATATGAGTATCTATTTCCAGCCTGATGGTGTTCTCCAGTACCGGGGGAAAGATATCATCTTAGAGATCAAAACAGAAAGTACCTATAAGCACTCTCAGAGGTTTGAGCCTGAGATGAACCATAAATATCAGGCTACTTGTTACGGCTTAGGGCTGGGGATTGATTACATTCTTTTCTTTTATGAGGATCGTAACTTTTGTGGTAAAAAGCCTTATCTCTGGAAAATAACCCCGGAGATGAAAGAGGCGGTACTCAGTAAGATCAAGAGAGTAAATGCCGCTGTAGCGGCTGGAGAGCCCCCTGAGAGGGATGAGAGTAAGTGTACCTATTGCAATTATAAAGGGATCTGTAAGCTGATAGATCAGGCGGCTCCTGAGCCCTCTGAGGAGGCTCTGAGTGGGGTGATGTTTTGAGTGGATAAGAGAAAGAGTAATGATGAAAAATACCGGGTATCCGGTAAGAAACTCAGAGCTGAGGTAGAAAGATGGGATGAGATAGTAGCCAGAGTAACAAGGAGTAGGCTTGAGAGGATTGAGCGTGATTTACTCCATGAGCTTGATATGGAGATGATAGATGCCCGGAGGGATTGGTGATGGAGAGAAGAAAGAGAAGTAATCCCGGTAAAGAGTTTGAACAGGATATAAAAGCCTCTTTCCCCTCTGATTGCTTTGTGGAGAGGTACAAGGATGATACCGCTGGATTTCATGGGGTATGTAACCCGGCTGATTTCAGAGTATACAGGTACCCACTTACATTTCTGATAGAGTGCAAGAGCCACAAGGGAAAGAGCCTCCCCTTTGCTAAGATCCGTAGAAACCAGCTCAAAGAGATGCTCAAGGCTGTAGTGCATAAAGGAGTTTATGGGGGATACATAATCAATTACCGGGAGCTGGGAGAAACCTATTACCTGAGTGCTCAGAACGTAAAGGATTTTATGGAGATGAGTAACAGAAAGAGTATCCCGGTAGAGTTTTGTAGGGATTGTGCTATCAGGATACCTCAGGAGCTCAAGAGAACAAGGTACAAGTACGATGTTGAAAGCTGGCTGAGGGGGTATGAGGGGCTATGAGAGAGCACTGTAAAGACTATTGTGGAGTAGCTTGTGTAAATGGATCTTGCCCTATAGCCCTCAGTAGTGAGTATGAGGAGAGAGGCTGTGATGTGGTTCATGATTGTACTGAGTGCCACTATTACCGGGGCTGTGAGGATTGTGCTTTTGATGGTACTGAGCTCTGTATAAACAGGGAGGGTAGGAGGATATGACTTTAAGAGAGCTGAGGAGGTGGGTATCTCATCTCCAGCCTAAGGGTAACAAGGATGCTGAGGCTAAGTGGATGCTCTTAGAGATGATCAGAGAGGCTCAGAGAAAAGAGAGGGCTAAGGATGATACAAAGTGAGAGATTAAAAAATCTGATACAAGAGGTAAAAGAGGAGAGCTCTATAGCGGTGCATTTCTCAGAGGAGCTCCTCAAGGAATACTCTGAGGATCTGGATAGTGCAATACATGAGATAGAGATAATCATGGATAGCATAGGGGAGAGCTCAATAGAGGATATCCCGGATACACAGATTGAGTATTACTGTGTAAAGATCCCGGCTCTGATGTACCGGGCTGGGGTAAAGCTGGAGGAGCTGGGGATGATGGCTGATATAAGCTCCTCACAAAAGAGACAAGCCTACAATGAGGAGATGCTCAGAGCCTCAGGAACCGTACAGGCAAAGAAAGCCAGAGTAGAACAGCTCATAGAGGATAAGGCTCTGGTAGAGGCTATCTATAAGCGTACATATAGCTCTCTGAGGGGTAAGCTGGATATGGCTGAGAAAATGTACTCAGGGTTAAAGAAAGCCCTCACAAAGAGGATCTCAGAGAGTGATCTTGATAGATACTCAAAGGATAGCTATACCCGGAGAGAACGGGAGGAGGATGATGAGTAATGATCTTGAAAGATGTTCATAAGGATATGGAAAGATACCTTGAGTATGATTGCTATTGCCCCGGAGAGATCTATGATGTTTCAGGCTTTTTCTTTCAGGTATTCAAGGCTGATGAGGAGTGTAGAGAGATAAGCCGGGGAGCGGATTATAGAAATCCTGATGATACTGTAATCACAGTGGTATGCAGAAATCAGCTTATCAATTTCTGGGTGAGAGGAGATCAGATCACTGGAGCTGAGAGGTATGATGCTACAGAGAATAATATCAGGATCATGCCTCTGGCTATTGCTGGTAAGCTCTCCCCGGAGGATAGGCTGGATGAGTTTAAGCCGGGAGAGACAGCAAAGAGCCTTAATGAGATCATGAGTATGGCTGATGCTGTATTGATGAGCTGAGGAGGATGAGTTATGAGCTGTAAAAAGTATGAAGTGTTGAGAGGTGCAAGTGTTTTGGCTCAGGGTATGGAGCTTGATTTAGCTCTCCTGTTTATCAAGGCATATTGTCAGGAGTATTACATGGAACCGATAAAACTTACACTTAGAGAGATGGAGGGAGAGGTAGATCATGAGTTACATGGATAAGCTGGATAAGTTTCTGGAGGCTGTAAATGAGGCTGGTATTGAGTTTGATGAGGAGGATGGTGATACCGCTGTAATCTGTGAGGATTGTGTGGGTATCGTTACAAAGTCCGGGGATGAGATCGGTGTAACGATGGTAAACCGGGTGGAGAGGCTCCCTGTTACCATAGGCTTTACCAGAGAGGATTATGAGGAGTTTCTGAAAGATATGGGAGAGGAGATAATAGAGGATGGGGATTGATGAGCTTGTAGCTCAGATGAATAAGAAGTACAAAACCGATATTATCAGGAAAGCCTCAGATCTCAAGAGTACAGAGTTTATCCCCTTTTCCTCTCCTAAGATGAATTATCTCACAAGGGGAGGTATCCCTGTAGGGCGTATGGTGGAGTTTGTAGGATTGCCTCAGAGCGGCAAAACCACAACAGCCTTAGATATACTGGCTAATTACCAGAAACGGGCTCAGAAAGCCTCAGAGAGCCGCTACAGTGTGTATCTGGATGCTGAGAACGCAATGGATAAAGAGTGGGGTGTAACACTGGGGGTAGATTGGAGTAAGGTTATCCTGATCCAGCCTGAGAGTGAGTATGGAGAACAGCTCTTAGATATGCTCTTAGACTATATCAGATCCGGTGAGATCGGTTTTGTAGTGGTAGATAGTGCTCCTGTGATCCAGCCTAAAACCACTTGTGATAATGCTCTGGAGGATAAGAGCTATGGGGGTAACTCAGCTCTCATGAAAGCCTTTTGTGATAAGGCTGTACCTCTCTGTAAAAAACATGAGTGTACCTTTATCATGATCAATCAGATCCGGGAGAACATAGGGAATATGTACAATCCCTATAAAATCCCATGTGGTACAGCTCTTACCCATGCCTGTAGTGAGATCCTCTGGTTTACAAAGGGCTCCCTCTTAGATGATCAGGGAAACGAAAAGAGCCAGAATTACCCTAACCCCGTGGGGAATGTGGTAAATGTAAAGGTACACAAGAACAAGGTAACAAAGAATGATAGGCGGCTGGATAGCTACACCTTGAATTACAGTACCGGGGTAGAGGATGGCATTGATGCTATAGATCTTGGTATCAAGCTGGGAGTTATCACTCAAAAAGGAGCATGGTTTTATCTCCCCACAAGCTCAGGCAAAGAGACAAAGGCTCAGGGGAGAGCCGGGGTAATAGAGTATTTCTACAATGATCTGGATGAGTTTGAGTGGTTAAAGGGAGAGGTATACAAGGCAAGTATGGAGGAGGGCTGAGGCTCTCCTCTTTCTTTGGCTCAGAAAGATATTTTTGAAAACCTATATAATATCTATTGACATTCTTTTGAAAACCTGTATAATATCTCTTGTAAGGACAAAGCAAACAGCCCACTACAGGAGGTAAGGTAATGACAAACAAAGAGGTAAGAGCGGAGATCAAAAAGCTGGTTATCAGCAAGGGGCTCAAGAATATCCTCAATGCGGATCTCAATGAGATCCATGAGAGAACGGGAGCCGGGTATTGTCAGATGCAGAACGCTCTTAGCTACTTTCAGTATTCACCTCAGACAGCTAAATACAGACAGGGGGCATAAAGCCCCCTCCCGGATAAGAACAGGATCAGAACAGGAAAGGAGATCAGGAGATGGAAAGATATTCAGTATGGGAGGGTTTCATGGGGGATCTCAGGAAAAAGGTAGCCTCCATTCAGAAGAAGTGTAACAAGTTTGGTTGTGAGTTTCACTTTGCTGAGGTTGGTGAGGAGATCCGTGAGGTACCGGATTACACCAGAAAAAACCCTCTTACCGGGAAAGAGCCTCTGATGGTAGCTTGTAAGTTTATCATCTGTGAGGCAGAGGGTAAGGCGGTAGTAAATGGCTGGGAGTTTGTAGCCAGTGTAGAGCATACCGAAAAGGGCAATATCTTTCACAAGGCTCCTACAGCCATTCAGATCCCGGAGAGGTACAGAACCTCAGATACCTACTGTGAGCATTGCAATAGCCATAGACATAGAAAAGGCACTTTCTTAGTAGTGAACACAGAAACCGGGGAGTTTAAGCAAGTGGGTAATAATTGCCTGATGGATTTCACTCATGGCATGAGTGCCTCATATGCGGCTTACATGGCAAGCCTGAAAACAATCTTTCAGGAGGCTGAGGAAAAGCCTGTAGGAGGATGCTGGGGCTGGGGTCACAGGTACTATGAAACAGAGGAGTTTTTCAGATATACCGCTGAGACTATCAAGCACTTTGGTTTCTCAAAGAGCAATGATAGTACCAGTACAAAGAGCCGGGTTATGGATTTCTTCAATGTGGCTCACGGAAATACCCGGTACTGGGAACAGAAAGAGATAGACAGGGTAAGGGATCTGATGGATCAGGTAGGTTTCAATCCTGAGTCAGATGAGGCTAAGGAGATGGTAGAGAAAGCCCTCACATGGATCTCTAATCAGGAGGCTACTAACGATTATATGCACAATCTCAAGGTTGTTACCTCTCTTGATTACACAGATGAGGGAAAGTTTGGATTACTGGTAAGCCTTTTCCCCACATGGGATAGAGAACTTGAGAAAGAGGCTCAGAGAAAGGCTGAGGCTGAGAGGGGAGCGGCAAGTGAGTTTGTGGGTAAGATCGGAGACAGGGTTACAGTAGAGATTGAGGCTGTAAAGTGTATCACCTCTTGGGAGTCTTGCTATAACGGATACTCCACTACTACAACTTATGTGTGGAAGATTGTAGGCAAGGATGGGAATGTGTACACATGGAAAACCTCCACTTACATGCGTGAGGATAATCCCCCGGTAAGCCTCAAGGGTACTGTAAAGGAGCACAAGATCTACAGAGAGGTAAAGCAAACAGAGCTCACCAGATGCAAGGTAGAGAGGAGGGTAGCCTGAGGGCTACTCTCCCGGAAAGGGGATCAAGATGCTAAAGAGGTATATCTATGAGGTAGTAGCTGAGAGTGAGGAGGCGGCTGAGAACAGGCTTAGAGAGGAGCACAAAGGAAAGTATTACCTCCTCACTACAGAGCCCGGTGTAGAGCCCCTGAGAAAGCTCAGAGAGGCTCAGGAGCTTGCAAGAGCTGGGTATGATAAGATCTTAGAAACCGGGGAGGAGGTACTGGTAGCTTATAAAGAGGGCTATATGGATGCCTTAGATGATCTGGTAAAGGAGCTGGGGATATGAAACGGATAATAGCTAAGGTGATCTGTAATGGTGAGTATCAGGTGATCCATGATGATACTCAAAAGGTAAACCCCTACAGAGTGTATTATAAGTGGTGTGAGGTATGCGGTGAGTGTGGGGTAAAGCATAGAAAGAAACAGTTACAGAGATATCAGGATCTTGGGAGTGCAATGTATTATCTGGCTGATAGAGTGAGGAGGTACCAGTAATGAGATTGAACACAATGATTTACATTAAGGAGATGCTGTAGAAAGAGGTTGAGAGGCGTAAGAAATCCTATAAGAAAGCCGGGGATATTCTGGAGGAGAAAGAGCGTGAGGCTGGTGTACAGTGGAATACCTCTGATGATAGGGTGGATGATAATATCAAGCTGTACCGGGATATTAAGCACACTCAGAGAGAAGCCCTTACAGAGGCTCAGGATGCTTTAGAGGATTTCTTGAGTAAAGAGTGGAATTGAGTTATAATCACAATACCCCTCAGAGATGAGGGGTATAAAACATAGGAGGTACAAGTATGAAAAGGTTAGTAGCTGTATTGATGGCTGTATGTATGATGGGAGTGGTACCTGTGAGAGCTGAGGATCAGGATAAGGCGGCAAGGATAGCAGAGCTGGAGAAACAGATAGCTGAGTTACAGGCTGAGCTCTCAGAGCTCAAAGGGGATGAGGCAAAGGCTGAGGGATCTGTACTCTATGAGGATGATAGAGTAGTGATCAAGTATGCCGGGATCTCAGGGGATGAGAAAAAGTATGAGATTTCTTTTGAGGTGGAAAACCTCACCTCAGATAAGAGCCTCCTGATCCAGAACAGAGAAACCTCTTTTAATGGGTATATGGTGGATGATGTGTATTGTAATATCACGGTTGCTCCCGGCAAGAAAGCAAAGGGAGGGATCACGGTAAGAGATGCAAATGCTCAGGAGTATCCTATGGAGGATCTGGAGAGCATAGAAACTAAATTCTATGTAGCGGATAAGGAGCACATGGCTACAGATTTTGTGATGAGTGATCCGGTGGTAATAAAATAAGTTACTCACAAAGAGACAGGAGGAGAGATCCTCCTGTTTTTTTTTGCCTAAAATCTCAGAGTTTTTCCGTTATCACTGAGTAAGAGAGGAGGCTCTGAGATGGGTGAAAAGATTTACATGAGAGATAACTCTATTCAGTATTTAGGCTATTACCTGATAGAGTATGAGGCTTATGATTATGTGTTTCACAAGTTTGATAAGGCAATGGCTTTTTGCTGGGAGCATAGCTTAGATCCTAACAAGGTGATCCAGACTAATAGCCCTGAGATACTCAGGCGGTGTAAAGAGCTCTCACTCAGTAGGCTGGGAGAGCTGGATCACACAAAGGCGGCTTTACAAGCCCTCTTTGAAAAGGCTTGTGAGGATAGCCACAGGTTAGGGGAAAAGATTGATAGGTGTGAGGAGATCCTGAGCAAAGAGAGAAACATAGGAGCTCAGGTAGATCTTGAGATGGCTAAAGAGGCTTGTACTAAACAGGGAGGAGTAGTGCATGGGATCTATCTGAGTATGCAAGCTGTAGATGCTCAGAGGGAGGCTTACTGGGATGTGGTTTACAGAGTGACTAAATGGGAAAAGGGGTGATGATATGGCTATAGGAGTTTATAACCCTCACAAGCCGGGGGAAACAGTGTGGTTATTTAAGTTTGAGGATGTAAGGGATCTGATCCCGGATGATATCTATAAGGCTATAGAGGAGTTTACCTCTGATAGTTATCAGGATGGTTATGATGCCTCAGAGGAGGAGTGGGGGAACTGGCAAGAGGGCTATTTTGAGGAGGAGCAAACTTTTCTCACAGATGTAAATGAGGAGCTGGAGAGAATGTGGGAAAAGCTCAATGATAGGAGTAAGAAGCTGGATAGAGGGGATCTTATCTCAGGCTTTAAGGTACTCAGAGAGCTGGTACAGGGTAGGCTCAAAAACTTTTAAGGGAGGATATCATGGGTAAGGTAACAGCGGTGGTAGTTACAAAGAAGTGTAATAAGCGGTGTAGAGGGTGCATTACAAAAACTCTCATAAATATGGAAACCGTTACTTTTGATGATCTTATGGGCTTTGAAAATATCATGATAACCGGGGGAGAGCCCATGCTGATGAGTGATAGGTGTGTGGAGCTGGTACACAGGCTCAGGTTACAGGGCTTTACCGGGATGATTACATTATCTTTCTCAGATGCCTCAAAGGTGGGGAGATACTGGGCGGCTGATATGCTCATTGATGAGGTGGATGGTATCTTTTTCACTCTCCACTATAACTCTAACAAGGAAAAGCTCAAGAGTGATCTCAAGAGCCTGAGAAAGCTGGATAAGTACCTCAGCTCTAAAGACAGGAAAAGAAAGAGTGATGTGCTCTACATTGACAAGAGAGCCTATGATGCTGAGTATGAGAAAACTCTTAGAGGCGGCTGGAGCCTGATTGAGCCTCAGGAGTGGATTAGAAATGCTGAGGTGGATAACCCTGAGGATTATGTGTTTTATGATCTGGAGGCTGAGGGATGAGTAAGTGGAAATATGATGGTTATACAAAGGTGAAAATGGGATCTGGTAGGAGGGCAAGGATGATAGAGAACCGGATCTATATTTGCCCGTTTTGTAACCAGTCTATCAGGATTGAGGCTATGGTAAAGCCTCCTCAGAGATGCCCCCATTGTAATGAGGATATGAGAGGTGAGAGGGATGAATAGAGCTGAGAGGCGGCGGCAAAAGAGAGAAGCTGAAAAGAAACCAGCTACATATAATTTTACAATGGATCAGCTCCGGGCTCAGGTAGAGAGAGAGGTAGCTGAGGAGTGGGCTAAAAAGACAGAGGAGCTCAAGAGGGAAACCGCTGATAAAACTCTGGGGATGGCTATGATCCTCCTCTATACTCTCCCTATGCAAGTGCTAAAAGAGTATTACTGGAAAAAGAGCTATGCAAAGAGGCTCCCCGGCTTTGTAAATCACCTCTTAGATCTGTATCAGGCTTGGGATAATGGAAAGCTGGATATGGATCAGGCTGAGGCTGAGCTCTGGAGGTATGCCGGGATTAAGCTGGGAGAGGGCTCAGAAAACTTTACAGAGGATTGTAAAGTAGTAGAGGTAGAGATACCTGATATAGGAGTGTATGAGGTAGAGGTAGATCATACAGCCCTCAGGGGAGACAGATATACCCTGATCATGGAGAACCTCTGGGGAGAGGGTGAGGCTCTGGTATATGGTTTCTCTGAGTATGAGATCAAGAAAAAGATCATATCTCAGTTAGATAAATGGAGGGCGGCGGCAGATGCCAAAGAAACAGACAGAGATACAGAAACAGATTAACAAGTGCCTGAGAGATCTCAATGTGCTCAAGGATCTACTCTTTTATGAGCACTGGGATAGATGGGATGTAGACTGGGAGAAAGATCAGATAGAAAATGCTGTGGTAGCTCTGGAAAGACTGAAAGAGGGTGAACCTGATGAGTAGTTTAAGAACTGAGGTAGCGTGGGGATTGCCGGGAGGCTCAGCTCATATAGTACACAAAGACAGAGAAACCTATTATCTGGATTATACCGGGATAGATTTAGATCCCCCGTTTAATAACTTTTCCGGGTATTGTTATATCAGAAAAGCTCATGAGGCTTGTATGGTTGGTAAGTGGGTAGCGGTACCTCAAAATCCCTTTGTAGAGTACCATGATACAAAGGTGATCACGGGGAGCGGCTATGCTGTAGTAGTGAAAAAGGTACTCAAACAGATTGAGAAATGGAAAGAGGAGAGCAAGGATGCCAAAGAACCGGGAGAGCACAAGGTACAAGAGCAATCTACAGGAGAAGAGGATAGCCTCCCGTTTTGCTGAGTTTGAGGGGAAACAGGTGATAGGATCAGGATCTACTCCATTCCTAAAGGGCGATGTAGTTACTCAGGATTTCCTCATAGAGTGTAAAACAAAGATGCAAGAGAGCACTCAGATCACAGTAAAAAAGGAGTGGGTGGATAAAGCCAGAGAGCAAGCCTATGAGATGAGAAAGCCTTATTTCCTGTTAGCTCTGAGCTTTGGGGATACCTCAGATTATTACTTCATGGAGCCTATGCTCTTTGAGGAGTTGTATCGGAAAGCTAAAGCAATGGATAAGGTATGGGAGGCTTTGAATACTGACGGGCTCCGGGGAGAGGGGCTTGAGGATGAGCTGGTAGAGATAGCTCAAGAGGTATATTAAGAACTAAAGCGGAAAGTGAAGTAGAAACTAAAATTTCTTTTCACTTTTCGTTTTTTTTTGCCTAAATGAGGGGCTCTTTCCCGTTATCACTACTTAGGGAGGTGAGGAGTTGGAAATCAGTCAGGAAAGTAAGTTTATAGATGTGGCTTATGAGCTGGGTACATGGCTTAGAGAGGAGCATGGATCTGAGGGGCAAGCGGTAAAATCCGGGGCAATCTGTGAGATCTTCAATCTACACAAGGAAACCCTGAGAGGGTGTGTAAATTTCCTGAGGAGCTCAGGGATGCCTATATGCAGTAGCACAGGAGGATACTGGTACTCAGAAAAGCCAGAGGATATACAGAAAACACTTTCTCACCTTGAGGGGAGAGTAAAAGGAATAAACAGGGCAATCAAAGGACTAAAGGCAATGCAGGAGAACACAGGAGAGATAAGAGGATAACCTTATCTCTCTTTTCGTGTAGGAGGGTGAAATGTACAGAGTGGGTGAAAAGGTGCGGTACATGGAGCCTCTGGATCATGATTACAGTTATGGTGAAATCATTGAATTGAAAACCGGGAGAGCCCGGATAAAGAAAATCTCATACCCTCCGGGGCTGGAGGTGGAGATTGCATATAGATACATAGATCACTTAAAAGGGAGGGGAGTACCGTGGGAGCGGTTCATGTAAAAACGGTAAATGATAGGCTCCTCAATGTGGATTACTCTGATCCTGAGCTTATCAAGTCATTGATAAAAAACTGGAGCATGATGGAGAGGCTGGCTGAAAAGGGAGATACTGTAGCTCCATGTATCCTGATGGATCTGGAGAGAGCCATAGGGGTAAATCTGGGAGAGATGGCTGAGGATAAATACAGGGGTTTTAAGCTGAGCCGGGGAGAGAGTGTGCTCACAGATCCTCAATTTATATCAATCGTGTATGTTCTGGGGCTGGGATACTCTCAGGAGGAGATAGCTTATGTTTTAGGCTGTACAAAGAAAGTAGTAAATGTGCATATCTCCAGAGGGATAAAGCGGATCATGATATTTCTGGAGGGTGAGGAGGCAATACAGAAACGTGAGGAGAGTAAGAAAAAGAGAAGAAGATCCAGCGGACAAATGGTTAAGGGAAAACGATCCCTATTATACCGGAAAAGGAAAGGCAAAAAACGTAAAGTATCCGTACCTCACTCCAGATCAAGAGGTAAGAAGAAACAGAAAAGAGATCCCTTTGAGTTGCTTGGGGGATGTTGATATGGACTTTTTACGGCTTTCTCATGATCAATAGGGAAACAAAACAAGAGTTTTATGCACAAGTATATAGGAGCTCTTGAAAATGATTTACATACTTTATGCAGTAAGGAGGAAATGGTTATGAACATGACAGAAAGAGAGCTGAGGTACATTGATCCTACAGAGCTGGTACCCTATGCTGGTAATCCCCGTGATAACAGGCTGGCGGTGGATAAGGTAGCTACTTCAATCTCTGAGTATGGTTTTACTAATCCCATTCTGGTAGATGAGGATTATGTGATCTTAGCTGGTCATACCCGGAGAGAGGCGGCTATAGATCTGGGGCTGGAGAAAGTACCCTATATCATCATAGACGGGCTCACAGAGGCTCAGAAAAGAGCTTACAGGCTGGCAGATAACAAGCTGGGAGAGTTTTCTATCTGGGATGAGGATAAGCTCAAGAAAGAGCTGGAAAGCCTCATAGATGAGGATTATGATCTTTCCCTTGCTGGCTTTACGGATGTGGATTTAACTGAGTTACTCAAGGATATAGAGGAGGAGATCCCGGATATTGAGGATGATACAATCAAAGAGGAGAAAACTACTCTCCCTATGCTCCGGTTTGGTAGTAACTCAGTGAGGATCACTCAGGATGAGCTTATTATGCTGAGTAACAGATACAATGAGTATGTAGAGGCTGAGCCGGGAGAGGGCTTTGTTACATGGCTCCTCAAGAGAGGGATCTGATATGAGTGAGAGGGAATACAAGATCATAGCCGTGGATTTTGACGGTACCCTCTGTGAGAATAGGTTTCCTGAAATAGGGAAACCTAATTTTGTATTGATTGAGGGGCTGAGGGAGCTGAGAAAAGCCGGGAATAAAATTATCTTATGGACTTGTAGAGTAGATCACTGGTTAGAGGAGGCTGTAGGCTGGTGTAAAACTCTGGGGTTAGAGTTTGATGAGGTAAATAACAATCTCCCGGAGAAAATAGCAAAGTGGGGGAATGATACCAGAAAGATCTATGCAGATATATACATAGATGATAAGGCTATGGAGCCTCCGGGCTTATGGCTCTTAGGTATAGATCTCCAAAAAGAGAGGAGCCGGGGAAAGAAGTGAACCAGTTAAAGGTATTCTTTATAACGTGTTGCCTAAACTGTATGTGTTACGGGGGAATAGATACAGATACTCCCTGTAAAGCAAAATTCCCATGTGTGGGGAAAACAGGCTTTGATTATCTCAGAAAAACCATAATGAGAAAACCAGTAAAGCCGGGGGAAAAGATTTCCTCCTCCCTATGCAATAATAAGAAATGAGGATGAAATAAAAAACAGCAAAGCCGGGGGAAAGAGAGCTAAGATTTTATTCTAAAAACCCTAATAAAACCTAATATAACAAATAAAAGAGTAAAGAAAGAAATACCTCTAAAGAGAAAAGATCCTTTGAGTAACATGGGTAATATCTCTAAGAGGTATTTTTTGTAAGAGGAAAAAATAACTCAGTTTAATCTTTACACTACTTTTGTTTCATACACGAAAATGAAATACAAAAGAAAGAAAACCCCATGAAAAAGGGTGTGAGGAGCTGAGGAGAGAGGAGGTTTAGAGAGAAATGGCTGAGGATTTGAGCCAGAATAAGCCAGATGATAAGCCTGAGAGCTTAAAGAGAGTAAGAAAAGAGACAGAGGCTCAGAAACAGGCGTTTGATTTGTACTATGGCATGGGAGAAAAGAGATCCTTAGAGGCTGTAGCCGCTGGATGTGGTAGGAGTACCCGTACTATAGGGGAATGGAGTAGGCGTTTTGGCTGGAAAGATAGAGTAGTACAGAGAGAGATAGAGGATGCCGCTAATCAGGGCTCTGTAGCTAACTCTGTGATAGATGCTAAGGCTGAGTACAGAAAGATCATAAGAGCCCTTATAGCTGGCTTTGTAAAGGATTATAAAGCCGGGAAAGTACGGATTAAGAATATTACAGACTTTGAGAGAGTAGTTAAGCTGGATCTGATGCTCTTAGGAGAGGTAGCTCAGTTAGAGGTTAAGAGTGATGTAGCACTCAGTGAGGAGGATAGAAAGGCTATTTTTGCGGTAGCTGACTCTATCAAGGCTGAGATGGATGCTCTCAGAGGGTGATTTTATTGTGTACTTTGTTGAATGGGATACCTCAGATCCCCGTGGTTTTATAAAAGCCCTTTGTGCAAATTGAATAATTTTTAATATGCCTTACCGGATTGCCTAAAATCCTGAGGGCGTTTCCGTTATTACTGTTTGAAAACAAAATACAGTAGCTCACTCAGGGGAGGTCATAACATGAGCAAGATTGGTAAGGGGATCTGTTTAATTGGTAGTGGTATCTGGGAGATGATCACAAAGGCGTTTCTTTTCATTGTGGGGGCAATCGTGAGAGCGGCTCTGAAAGTCTCCAGAGAGTACAGGAGGAGAAAGCTCAAGAGAGCTACAGCCTATGTGAATAAGTACGGCTTTGAGCTGGATCTCAATAGCCGGGTGAGATTGGATGGTAAAGCCTATTATGTGTTTGCTCTCCAGAGTTGCCGGGATATAGAGGAGCGGCGTGAGGTAGAGATAGCACTGATAGGAGTACCTCAATACAAAGAGATCAAGAGGAGGTTAAGAGCATGACAATCAACGAATACCAGAAAGCGGCACTCAGGACAGCCTCAAATACAGAGATAGCCTGTAGAGATAACCTGATGATCAATGGGGTTATGGGGCTTAATGGTGAGGCTGGTGAGTGTATTGATCTGGTAAAGAAATTTATGTTTCAGGGGCATGAGCTGAGCACTGAAAAGCTGGCTAAGGAGCTGGGGGATGTAGCATGGTACTTAGCGGTTACAGCCCATGCTATCGGTTATGATCTGGAAACAGTCTTACAGATGAATGTAGACAAGCTCAGAGCCCGGTATCCTGATGGTTTTGATGTGGATCACAGCTTACACAGAAAGCCGGGGGATGAGTGATGGATATATGCTCTGAGTGCTCTGGATCTGAGTATTACATAGATGAGAACGGGAAAGAGGTTTGTAAGTGTGACTCTTGCCCGGAGAATGGAGATACTGAGGAGGATGAGTGGGAGTAATGGAACGTGAGAAAACAGTAAATACCTCAGAGCTGATACTCAGTAATCTCAGGCATAACCTGAGGAGAGTAGAGGCTCATGTGCTGGGGAAAGATTATTACAATCTGGGCTCAGATGTATATAAAGCGGATGAGCTCATGTGTGATGATCTGATAGAGGCTTATGAGGATCAGAAAAAGGAAAACAGGGTACTTACTTTCCTGATGCTGGTGATGTTCTTTATGGTGATAGTGCTCCTGTACATGGGAGTAAATCATTTATGGGTATTCTAAAGGGAGGAGAAAACTATGGGATTGATGGATGCTTTTAACGCTGATGAGAGGATTACTGTTAAGGTAGGAGATCTCTGGGAGCTGATGGATACCGCCTCCAAAGCTCAGTACCTTGAGAACGGTATCAAGGCTGGTGTACCTGTAGAGTATCTCTGGGGAGTGGTAACGGGTGAGCCTGTAAACTGTGATCTCCCGGAGAGCTTTGAGGGCTGTACATATGATGCCTGTGATATTGATTTCCCGGATGAGGATGATGAGGATCTGGGTGTAGAGAGTCTGTTTGAGGAGAAAGTAACCATGTATCAGGAGGCTGAGGAGGGTAATATGTTCGTGCTTACCCCTTATGGTATGGAATGTACCCCGGATAAGATCAAGGCTGAGAGAAAGGTAGATGCTCCGGTAAAAGGGTATGAGCATAGAGTACCTGTAAGCTGGATAGAAAAGAACTATGTGAGAGAGGTAAGAGATGCGTAAGAGGATAAAAGAAAACTTCTATAAGCTGATAGGTATCCTCATTATCTTATCTATTGCCGTGGGCTGGGCTCTCCTAAGTGAAGCATGGGAGAGAGCCGCAAAAGCTGAGGAAATGGATAGGAGAGAGCTACACTATGATGCTGATGATGATTTTATCCTCATAGATACTCAGGAGGGGCTCATGGGCGTGTATCACGGCTGTGATCCCCTTAATCATTTCTGGGGAGATTTTAGAAAGATCAAGCCGGGGGTATATGAGGCGGCTCCATGTGAGGATAGCTTAGAGCTCTGGGTAGATGGCAAGGTAATAGATGAGGTATGGAGAATATACCTCAAAGAGAAAGAATGTGAGTACCTGATAGAACATTTCAAAACAGGTAATCCCGTTCTGGTGTATTGAGGAGGATATTGTTATGGATATGATACATAAACCTAAGCATTATTGTTTTTCAAAGTTTGAGCCTAAGGATGTGATCCGGGCATGGGGGCTCAATTTTAATCTGGGCTCAGCGGTGAAATACATAGCAAGAGCCGGGAGAAAGGATGATATCATTCAGGATCTCAGCAAGGCTAAGGAGTTTCTTACCTTTGAGATTGAGGCACTCAAAGAGGAGAGAGCAAACAGTGAGCCTCAATCTCATGTAAATTGTAAGTGTAGCCCGTGGAAAGAGCTCCAGCCTGAGGGGATCAAGCTCTCAGAGGTGATCTCTATGAGCTCTCAGGAGTTTACAGATAGGTTTAGAGATCTCCAGAATGGTGAGGGGCTCTCAGATGCCTATCACTTTGAGTTTGTGGATGATAGAGGTAGGAGATGGGTACTCACTCAGATCAAACAGGAATATCACGGGCTTACTAACATCTTGATGATGGATCTGAGGCTGTGGTTTACGGATGGTACTAATGAGATGGAGCTGGTGCTTAGAGATGGGAGGGAAAAACGGAGATGAGAATTATCAATGCAAGCTATGAGATCATGGATGAGCTGGATGGTAAGGCTATTCTGGAAAAGATTGAGAGGGTAGCCCGTACCTGTTACAAGTCTGAGGATAAGATCACTGAGGGTAGTGCTGAGAAAATGGTAAAAGCCCTCTGTAAGAGCAATCATGAGGCTATGCTGGAGCATTTCTCTTTCTCAGTGAAATTCATTGTAGATAGAGGTGTATCTCATGAGCTGGTAAGGCATAGAGTAGCCTCTTTTGCTCAGGAGAGTACCCGGTACTGTAACTATGGGGGAGATGGGATCACGGTGATCAAGCCCTGTTACATGGATGAGAACAGCTCACAGTATAAGCTCTGGGAGAGTATGTGCTGGGAGGCTGAGGATGCTTATATAGCTCTGGTACAGGCTGGGGCAAAGCCTGAGGAGGCAAGAGCTGTATTACCCACAAGCCTCAAAACTGAGGTAGTTATGACAGCTAACCTCAGAGAGTGGAGGCATTTCTTTAAGCTGAGAGCTCTGGGCTGTACCGGGAAACCTCATCCTCAGATGGTAGAGGTAGCCTTACCGCTCCTCAAAGAGGTACAGGAAAAGATCCCGGTGGTATTTGATTATCTGGTAAAGTGATGAGCTGGGAGGGCTGAGAGGCTCTCCCTTTTTAGTGGAGGATATGGGTATGAGTACAGCGGCGGTAGCGGTTTTGTGCTTTGTTTGTGTGCTGGCTGGAGCATTTCTGGGAGTGATGCTCCTTTGTATCTGTATGGCTAATAATGGAGGAGCTGATGATGAATGTACAGGATGTGGTAGCCCTGAAAGTAAATCCGAAAACTCTTGTGAGGATATTGGATCTTGATGAGCATGGGATAGCCTCTGTAGAGCTCTTAGAGGCTCAGGGGCTTACTTTTAAGGTGCTCAGTGAGGATCTTATAGAGTCCGGGGTAAATGAGCCGGGAAATGAGCTGGAGGGATCTGTAAACATTCTGGGGACGGTATACAAGATCAAGCTCATGGATGAGGGTGAGAGGTGTGCTGAGTGTGGAGATGGTATTACAGATTTCTCCACAAAGGAAATTAAGTTACTCAGGATGAAACAGAGTGATTTGAGCATGGCTGATCTCAAGAGATATCAAAGGCTGGTACTCAGGCATGAGATTATTCATGCTTTTCTCTTTGAGAGTGGGCTTAATTCCAGCTCTCACCTTGCCGGGGCTTTTGCTCTGGATGAGGAGTTAGTGGATTGGATAGCTATACAGAGCCCTAAGATCTGGAGGGCATTTAAGGAGGCTGGGTGTGATGAGTGATTATATTGAGGTTGGTGGGCGGTGCAAGGCTAACCTCTGGCTCACAAAGCATAGGGTTATCAAGACAAAGAGCCGGGGATACAGATGTAAATACTGTGATCAGATTATTTCAGATCTGAGGTATCAGCAGAAAGTGAGGAAAAAGAAATGAATGTAGTAGTTAAGGTGGCTCTATGGGCTATATGCTCAGTGTGGGCTCTGTATCAGGCTCAGAATACTCTCAGCTTTCACGGGAGAGAGCCGAATGAAAGAAAGCGGTATTTCTGGGCTTGTGCTGTATGGTGCTGGATAGGGATATTGGTTATGAGCATTGTGAAAATGATATGTTTACTGAGGGGCTGAGAGAGGCTCCTCATTTTCTTTGTGAGGAGGTGGTGAAACGGTGAATATACTGGATAGTGTGTGGATGGATCAGGCTAAAAAGGATCTCATAATCAAAGAGATAATCCTAACCTCAGACTTTCAAACAGCCTATTACATGGTATGTAAGTATATCACCTGTAGAAATATCCAGCCCTTACACATGAACCTCATAAACAATATCTCTCACTCTCCAGCCTCTTTAGATCTGGCTCCCCGTGGTTTTGGTAAGAGTACCGTGGGGGATGTGGATTACTGTATTACCCGGATACTTAGAGATCCAGATGTAAGGATCATGATAGGCTCAAAGACTCAGGCTCAGGCAAGTGCTTTCTTGAAAGAGGTGAGAACACACTTTGAGCAAAATGTAAACCTGATAAGGATCTTTGGAGACTGGAGAACCAGCCGGGAGAATGTATGGAATGATAAAGAGTTTACGGTAAACAGGCGTAAGGTAATCAAGAAAGAGGCTACTCTAACGGCTCTGGGAGCCTCTGGAGCGGTTGTATCTAAGCACTTTGATGTAATAGTGGGGGATGATTTAGTAGGCTTTGAGAACGCAAGAACAGAGGGACAGAGGCAAACGCTGAAAGATTGGTTTTACAGCTCCCTCTTTCCTACTCTGGAGCCTGATGGAGAGATCCATATCTTAGGTACCCGGTACAGCCCCCTTGATTTGTATGAGGATCTCATAAGGTCAAAAAACTATAACCTACAGATCCAGAAAGCCATAAACACAAAGGATAATCATGAGGTTTCTCTCTGGGAGGATAAGTTTTCCCTTGAGAGGCTCACAAAGATCCGGGAGGAGTCCGGGCTGATTATCTTCAATATGCAGTACCAGAATGATACAGAGCTGGCAAAGGGTAAGATATTCAAGTACAGCTATTTCCAGTATTTTGAGGAGTATGAGGTAGATTATGAGCTTAACAGAGTCCGGGTAAAGATGCTGGATGAGAACAATGTACCTTACTGGGTGCCTGTAAGGATCTACTTTGGTGCTGACTTAGCACTTTCAGAGAAAGAAACTGAGAATAATGACTATTTCTGTTTAACGGTTATAGGCGTGGATGCTCAAAAGAATATCTATATTTTGGATTATCTGAAAGAGCGGCTAACATTTAATGCTCAGCTCAATGCAATTATGGATTATGGCAAGAATAAATTTCCGATGGTGGAGAGGATCGGTGTAGAAACTAACCAGTATCAGAAATCCCTTGCTATGGAGCTGAGGCGGCTGAGCCTGTTACCTGTAGTAAATATCAATACCTCAAAGGATAAGGTAACAAGGGCTATGAGGAGATCCCCTCTCTTTGAAAATCATAAGGTGTTTTTCAGGATAGGAATGGAGGATTTACAGGAGTGCTTACTGCTATTCCCTGATGTGGATCATGATGATTTGTTTGATGGTCTGGATCACGCCTTAACGGTGGCTGATCAGGGTAATAACGTGAGAGTGCTTAATAGGTCTGATTTTGATAGGTTGTAAAGGAGGATAATAAAATGATTGCAGATAAGCCCCGTGATGAGGAGATGAACATTGAAATAGTTACTCCCCGGTTTAGTGCTACGTTTCTGGATGATCTGGTAGAGTACCATATGAGGAAAGTAGCTCCCCTGTACAGAAAGTTTGATAACCTGTACCGGGGCAAGGTAAAGATCTATAAGAAAAGAAGAACGGACGGGAAAGAGAAACCTAATAACAAGCTGGCTAATGATTTTTACGGTCAGATTGTGGATGATACTGTAGGTTACTTTCTGGGTAATCCTATCAGCATAGGGTATACAGAGCCCACGGATGATAAAGAGGTGGGGAGAAATACCGCTGAGGCTGATGTAGGAGTGGATCTGGAGGAGGTCAAAGGATCAGATACAGCGGTACAGGATGAGCTCAATGGCATTTTCTCAGATAACTACAAAGATGATCTCTTTATGGAGTGGGGGAAACAGAGCATTATCAAGGGTGTATCTCACTTGCTGGTATATCAGGATGAGGAGAGCAATACCCGGATTATCAAGCTCAAGCCTGAGGATGTAATCACGGTGTACAAGAACAGCTCCACAAAGGAGGCTGAGTACAAGATCAGGCTGTATAAGATCTCTACAGAGGATACAGATAAAACTACTCTCTGGGCTGAGGTGTACAGCAAGGATAAGATTGAGGTATTCAAACAGGTAGATAGTACCGTACAGGGAGCTCAGGGTAAGAGCGGCTTTGTATGGGATCATGATGAGCCTCATATCTATGGGAGAATACCTATCATTACCCTCTATAACAATGAGGAGGAGATGAGTGATCTGGAAAAGATTGAAACTCTGGTAAATGATTATGATAGGGTTATGAGTGATATCTCTGATGAGTTTGAGGCTTTCAGAAACGCCTATCTGGTGATCAAGGATATGGTGATGAACGGGGACAGCCTCCAGAAACTCAAAGAGGAGGGTATTGTAGAGGTAACAGATAGCGGTGATATGAGATTTGTTACCAAAGAGATCCAGACAGATGCACTCAATAGCCATTTAGAGAGGCTGGAGAGGAATATACATAAGTTTGCTCAGGTACCGGATCTCTCAGATGAGAATTTTGCAAGTAACCTCTCCGGGGTAGCTATCCGGTTTAAGCTCTTTGGGCTGGAAACAAAGTGTATTATCAAAGAGAGAAAGATGGATAAGGCTATCAGACAGCTCTTAGAGGTGCTGAGTGTACCTATCAGGGTGAAAACCGGGAAAGAGATTGATCTCAGACAGGTAAAGATAGAGTTTTCCAGAAATATCCCCATGAATATTACTGAGATTGTAGATACCGTGTGCAAGCTGGAGGGTAAGGTAGACAAGGAAACCCTGTTAGCTCTCCTCCCCTTTGTGGATGATCCGTTACAGGTACTTGAGAAGCTCAAGAAAGACAGTGAGGAGGCTAAGAAAGAGAGTGATCCTTATAGCCTCCAGAATAGCCAGAATGACGCTCAGAACCTCTTTCCTAACCTCAATCAGGGAAATACACAGGGTAATCCCTTTGGGGGCTTAAATGGGGCTCAGAGGGGCTCTGAGGAGGTGATCTGATCCTATGGCTAATGTGGGCTATGTTAATAAGGCTGTAAGGGCTATGTACGGTATCCCCCTCTCACAGCTCACTCCAAAGCAAAGAGCAATCCTCAAAAAGGACGGGGAGAGGAGAGCAAAGCTCATAGCTGAGAGACAGAAAGAGGTAATGAGGGATAACCGGAAAGCCTTTGAGGATGAGGCTCAGTTTGAGAGGGTGCTCACAAAGCTCTATCAGCAATCTCAGGATAAGATCTTAGCTGATGTTACAAAGGTAATAGCTGAGGTAGAGGGCAATGGTGGAGTGTGGAGCTATGCTAATCAATCAGCACTTACCCGGAGTAAAGGCTTATTTGATCAGATCAATGCTGAGCTGGGGAGGCTGGGGGTAAAAGAGGTTAAGGCTTTTAACTCTTTCCTCACAAATGAGTATACAGAACAGTTTACAAGAGCTCTTTTCACTCTGGGGCAAACAATGCCCCTCAAAGGTGAGGGAGCTTTTGCTATGCTCAATCCCCGGCTGGTACAGGATGCCCTTAATTATCCGTGGAGTGGGGCTATGTTCTCTGATAGGCTCTGGATAGATAAGGAGAGGCTGGGGAGAAACCTGAGAACGGGGCTTACTCAGTCTATGGTACTGGGTGAGGGAATACCTCAGATCACAAAGAGGATCTCAAACGGGATAGAAACCTCTAAATACAATGCTGAGAGAATAGCCAGAACAGAGGTGAAAAGGGTGTGTTACACCTCTCAGGAGGCGGCTTGGGAGTCTCAGGGTATTACAGAGGTTAGATACATGACAGCCGGGAACGGTACAGGGGCTAATATCTGTGATGTATGTAGGGCTGATCATGGTAAGGTATTCAAGCTGGGGGAGGAGCCTACTTTACCCCGTCACCCTAACTGTAGGTGCTGGTATGTACCTCTTACCCCGGATACATTCAAGCCGGGGGAACTGAATGAGCTTACAGGCTCAGTAAGA